TAGATACCAATTTAGTATCGGCTATAATTGGTATGTACTTTGGTGGTAGTTTAGTTAAGAGATAAAAATGCCAAGTAGTCCAAATTACAAAAGAAACTATAAGCAAGAGTATGCAAATTATCACTCTAAAACTAAACAAAAAAAGAATAGAGCGGGTAGAAACGCAGCACGCAGGGCTGCTTTAAAATCAGGCCAAGCTAAAAAAGGAGATGGAAAAGATGTGCATCACAGAGATGGAAACCCACGAAACAACAAAGCAGGTAATACAGTATTAAGGAGTGCTTCTTCTAATAGGTCATTTAAAAGGAATAAAAATGCACGAAAGGCTTAGAAAGGAGGCTGAGTATTGGAAAGAAGAAGCTTTAAGATATCGTTTTCTATTTAGGTTTTTATTTGTTTACTTAATCTTTGATTTATTAATTCATTTTGATCTATTGAAATGAAGAAAGAAGAGCAACTACTGCTGCTATAGTTCCAAAGTAAACAAACAAAAACATAAACCCCCAAATATATTTATCAACCGCTTCCGTTAGTTTTCTTTTTATTTTGTATATAAGATGCGACATCTTCTGTATCTACAAAAATTTTTCGTCCTATTTTATAGTAAGGAAGGTTAAGTCTTCCATGGTATAGCATGGAATAAATAGTTTTATCATTGTTATGGAAGACTTCTGCTATGGCTTTGATGTCCATAACAGGTCCATATTTATTCAGTAGTACCTGTTTCATCAGAACCTTCCTGGTCTCTAAGTTTGTTAATAAACCAAACAGCTTTTTCTAAATCTTCTTGTCCATTTTTATCTGGATAACGATAAGTGTATTTGATTATTGTTCCTTTTAAATACCCCATAAACTCTTCTTTCGTTAAGCTATCTTCAATAATGTCGATACACTCGCGGTTAGTTTTGTTGTAGTGGGGCGGATGATTAACCATATCTGTTGTGGTTTTATCTTCTAATTTAGCCATAAACTCCTCTTTACAGTTTCCAATGTTAACAAGGTGTTGCCCTGATAACATTCTATCTAAATTCATCATATTTATGTACCCTTATTTAAACATATATTAGATATTATATGCACAAATTCTTTTACATGTACAGATTTCTCTTCAAACTCTTGTACGGAAAAGTGCTGTTTTTCAAAGTCTTGTGTAACAAGAACTTGATTATCGATGGCCAATACCGCATACACTGGTAAGCCATAATTATATTGTCTAGTAAGCCAATCACGTTGTTGTTGTGATAAATTGAATCTGATTTTTGTGGTTGAACGAACAGGCAAATTATTTTTGTATTTATATTCCATAAAACAAAAACCTTTAGGTCCGGAGTAAAAACAGTCAGGGACTCCTCCGTGGTACGGGTCATTAATTTTCCACCTATATATTTCTTTAGAAAGCAGTCGGTGAATTTTAGAAATAAACTTATGCTCAGTCAACTAGTTCCAATTCCAACACTCCCATATTGTTATAAAAATCAATAACTTATAAAGCATGCGTACATGTGCGACATATATTGTCGCAAGCATGTACGCAGCTATCCCATTACGATATAGTATCGTACACGCTCTTTGCGTAGTTGTAGTCTTCGTCTAGAACCCATCCTTGATTCTCAACAGATAAGTTATAGAACTTTTGCGCAGCTCTATTTTGAGTCTGTACCGAAGCCAACTTCCAAAGAGATGAGAATCTGTCACCGCCCAATTGAGCGATTTGAGTATTCCATTCCCTTGATACTCTTAGCTTAGAAGATGCAAAATCCATTAGGAAAGGAGTTTTAATTACTTCTCCTGTATTTGGATCTTTCATAAGTAAAGTATGAGATTGTGTTTGTACAATATCATGGTCTTCTACTTTAAGTTCTTCCGCAGCAAGATAATCCATTGCTTCTTTTTGAGTAGTAAACGTACCCTTGAGACCGCCTCCTTCTGAAAGCTTTCTCCAAACAACAAATTCTTCTTTAAACAAAAGATTTATAACATAAATCTCTCGTCCTAGAAGTTGATTAGTAACGGTATTAACGAAGTCGCCAGGCTTGGCTCCTTCTAAGTAATCCTCATGGTTAGGATCTACTTCGTTACTTAATTGTTGAAGTAGTTTAACTCGAGGGGTTTGTAGATGGTCGCTAGTAACGTTTTCGTTACCTAGACCAGACGCTTCTTTAACATGTGCAGGCACAGAGGTAGAAGTTAAGGCTATAGCATTTTCATTAATCATGCTTCATTCTCCTTGTTTCGTTATTATTTAGATCTGAAATTAACGCGTGTTAATTCCGTTGCTTTTACTCCTGGGACATTCATTCCCATTTGTAGAAGTTCTCGAAATGCAGTTGCTGACATTCGCTTTTGTAAAAGCTCAAACTGCTTGGTGTCAATTAGGTGTTGATAAACTTGATCCCAGTCTTCTACTGTAGGTACAACTTCTTTTTTAATAGATACTGTACAGTCATCGTTACCGACACGGTCAATACCTTGTTGTTCTAATGTAGAAGCTATGCGTGCTTCAAGTTCCATTTTACGCCCTTTTAAACCTTTCTCTTGGGTTTGAAGGGTTTTAAGTTCTGCTCTTGTGTTTGTTAAGGCTGTGAGCAACTCATCCATAGTTCTCGTTTCTTCCATGTTAGTGTAGGGTCTCCTCCCCTGTAGTATCATTGGTTAATATATGTACGCCTTCTAATAAATCTAATGCATGAGCACTAGCTTGAGAAAGCAATTCCTCAGCTGGCACAGATGTATTGTCTTTATCAAGGGCGATTAGCTCAACTATTACAAACACAAGAGCGGCTGCTAGTGTGTTTGCATCAAACTTACTTATGTTTTCCATATCGTCAAAGCTTAAATTGTCAAGTAGTACTGTTTTGGTTTTTGCCACTGTTTACCTCACTTAATATGTGTAGAAGATTTTCCATTCTTCCAAGTTTACCATTAAGTTTATCATAAACTGACTCTTCCCACGTGTCTCGTGCAGCAATTAGTATTGTTTCGGTTTTGCTTGTTTGTCCAGAACGATGTATACGTCTATTGAACTGTTGAAAATGTTCAGCATTATACGTAGGACTACACCATATACATGTTGTAGCTTTAGTTAATGTTAGACCATGGCCCGCGGATTGTGGGTGTGCAAACAGGACCTGTATTTGTCCTGCTTGGAATCGTGAAACAATATCTTTACGTTTATGCGCAGGCACTGAACCATCAATAACTTCATAAGAAATCTTTTTCTTTTCTGCTATTTTTATTAGCGCATCACGTTCGTGTTTCCAATTAAACGCTACAAGTGAATGTTTACGTACATCAACTAGGTCCATAACTAAGTCGTAACGTTCTTGGTGAAAATACTGTACGTTTTGTTCTTCATCATATACACCGCCGGATACTAGTTGTAATAGCTTTTTAACACGGGCTCCTGCATTTACTGCATTAATGGTCCCTTGTTGTGTATATAGAACAGATTCTTGGGCTAATGTTTTGTACATAGCCATAACTTTAGGTGATAAGGATGTATAGACAGTGCGTACAATATTATCTGGAAGATCTATACAGTCCTCCAGGGCGTGGCGTATTGTAATATCTTTTAGCCTATCGGCTACTACTTCTTCGATCCCGGGTTTATCAATCCATTCATTAGCAAAACCGTTGAAACGAGGAGTACATACTTGATTACGAAAGGCATAAAAACGTTGTCCTAATCTTTCGCCATCATCAACTAAATAAACAGGGTGCCAAAGATCTAAAATACTATTAGTGTTAGGAGTGCCAGACATGGCAACCCTATTAGTAAAGTATGGGATAATTTCTTTGAGGTTCTTAGAACGTTTCGCTTGTCTGTTTTTAAATGCGGTAAACTCATCAATAATGAGTGTATCGAAAGACTTAACCAAGTGTAAGTTTTTCTGTAGAAAATTGACAGCTTCGAAGTTAGTAATGACCATGTCAAGGTCGGTGTCGTTAAATATCTTTTCTCGATTTTTTGCATAAGCAACTCCATATGTAATAGAAGGTTGGAACTTTAATATATCCTCAACCCAAGCTGCTTCTAAAATTGATAGGGGCGCTAGTACTAGCGTTCTACCTCCTAATGTAACGTGCGCATCTAGGACTGCACGTGTTTTTCCTGTACCAGGATCAGATGTAATCAAACATCTAGGATTCTCTATAACAAAGTTAGTGGTGTCAACTTGATGAGAATACGCTGACGGTATTTGTTGGTTCATAATTCATCTTCCTTGTTTCATTATTCATTGTATAAACTTATTTTAACTTATTTTACACCCCATTGGCAAGCAGGAATTTCACCATTTTTATACGAACACCAGCGGCAAGCACTTGGTGAAGGATTAGGTGGAAATTTAGTTGCCGTAGTCATAGCAATTGCTCGACTATGGAGTGATGGCATAAATACCATTGCTTCTTCGCGTGTGTACGCTTGTTTAGTTATTTCTCCATGATCTAAATACCACAGTTCTGTTTGAACATGTTGTAATTTAGGGAACTTAAAGAAAGAACCTATTGCATATGTCAGGGCCTGTTGTGCGTGTGAAATTTCATTACCAAACATTTTGCCTGTTTTGTGATCAATTACACGAGCTGAAGTTTCTGTTTCATGTAGGATTGCATCTAATTTAATACGTGCCCACGTCTCTGGGGTTAACCATCCACAGGGTTGCCAGTCGATGGTAAACCCCCATTCCCCTTCTAACTCAACATTACCTTCTATAAACTGTTGTTTCAAAAGCTCAAACTCGCTTTTAAATTTTTTAAGTGAATCAGGGAGATCAGATATCTTGTCGCGTACGTAGTCTTCGGCTTCTTTATGTATGATTGAACCGCGTTTAGCTGCTGGTCCGTAATCTTCTTGTATGCGTTTTACTTTTGCAATGTAGCTTCTATAAGCACAAGACTCAAAGGTTTTTAAGGTGGAGTGTGACCATGCTGGTATAAGCCCCAACTCCTCTGGGGTTTCAGGCTGAATGACTGCATCCATATCAGGCCTGGTGTCCTGGGTTAACTCTGTCAATGTGTTCCTTGTTTTGTTAGTTGAATATCTTTTTCATTGAAATGTGTATCTAATAATGATTGTTTCACATCTTCTTTTAAATGCCAAGTTAATAATACACCGCGAGGGGCTGATGTACGTGCATCGCCTCCTATGCGTTTGCGTGTAGTTGTAATACTTAGTCGATTCATTGCTTTTGTAAAGTCTCTAATAGATAAAGTTTTAGTATTATCTGTTAAAACATCATATACAATCTTAAAGTGTTGCATTGGAACAACAGTTTCCTGTTCTGATGTTGCAATCCAGTTTTTAATGTATCTTTGTGCAGTACTTATCCCACCAGCGTCATAAGTGTTTGTAAGTGGTATATCTAAAATATCAACAAAATATTCTAAGTTGTTTGTTTTAATTGCATTAGCAAACTCTTCAAGAACTGACATAGATACTTGCTTCATATCTTGTTTAGCTTTATTTTCTAAAGCACTGTGTGCCATACGCACATCTACCTGGAACGCTTGTAAAAAACCTGCAAATAAATACAACTCTTTGTCTAATGTATCTAAGTTAGATAATAAATCAGGGTGGCGTTCTTCTATTTTGTGTTCTTGGCGTGGCCCTACGTTGTAACGTCTGTCTCCTTCTTCAATTTTTACAGCGTCTGCTCTGTTTGTAAGGAATATAAAGTTACAAAAGCTGGGCAGTTCTATTTGATTTGTACGCATTGCTCTAATTGTAAGGTTGGGTTCTGTTATTTGGTGCTTTAGTTTGTCTGCCATTTTACCCATATTACCGCTTGCAGCCATTCTGAACTCATCTACAACTAAGAAGAGTGCTGTACGCATGTACAAATTAAAGTGCTCTTCTATGTTTTCCAGCGACCGCATGGGGACTTGTTGCTCGCCAAATAGGGGTTTAAGTATTCTATGAACGAACAAGCCCTTACCTGTACCAGGCACCCCTGTGAAGATCCATGCGGTCATTGTCTTACGTTTATTTTGATAAATATACGCAAGCCAATTTATGAAATGTTCTACTTCTGTGTCTCCATCTCCTACAATATGTTTAATTAGTTTGTATATATTTGGTACATATCTTTGAAGTTTTATAGCTTCGCCGTATGTCAGTACATTTACATCTTTAGGAGCCTCCATCATGTATGGAGTTTTTCTATATAAATTTACATAGTAAGGAGCTTCTTTTAAATTGATTCCTTTTTCAGAGCTAGGATCAAATACAACTTTTGCATCGGGTACATAATCAGGAGCAGCTCTGTTATGTGTACGCATAAAACCATCTAAAGAACTTTTCTGTGTAGGTGTTAATGGGTAATCGTCGGTGAACTGCTGGATATCTTCGTCGAAAACGCCATTAAAATATGTGTCTGTATAAAAATCTCTTAATACAACAGGCAGTACATTTTTACCTGCAGAGATTTCTTCTTTGTACGTTTCAAATATACTTTTATAAAAATCTGGATCAGCTTTTTCTATTTCAAATATAGGTTCACCTTTAAAGTTGTACATATAATGAGGGTTTGTAAGTATGAAATAATATGCACCACTGTCTCCTCCATTAATATTACAATTTACATAAGGCTCGGAGACTCTGCATACTTCTATGCTCATTCTGTCAGGGTTTTGAAGTACTTCTTGTGTTTCATTATTTACATTAATAGTGGTAACACGTTCGTTTTTCTTTGATAGTCCAGCTTTTTTACGTAATCCGTTTTTAATCTGTAGGCCTATGTTGTGTACTTTTTCAGGGTTAACGTCTTTTACTAGTTGAGATATATCCACGGTTGGCGATCCACGGTTCACTGCACACAACCTGTCTCCTGCTATAGGATCTTGTACACCATCTGAAAATTTTGGTGGAGCTATGTATATTAGCTTAGAGTTTTCAGCGAGGCTTACGTCTAATGGATAAGATAAACTTTGTCCATTTGCAGAAAGACTTAACTGATTAGAGAGAAAATCTATTTCATAGTTTAAAGTTTTTAGCCACTCTTTTAATATAGTAGGGCTTATTGGGTTTTTAAGTATAAAGAACAAGTGCATTGATACTTTGTTACCTTTAAGTCCTAATGAAGCAGAGGCTTGTGCGATGTAACTTACGTCATGAAACTCAGGTGGCATGTAAGATATAAACTGTTCTGAAATAGTTTGAATATCATGTGTGTTTAACGTTGTTTTATTTGCTAATGGAAATTCAATGCCATCTAAATCCATTACTAAAAGATCTGTTTGTGCAATACGGTCAGTTAAAAATGCCCTAGATTCATTTTTGATTTTTCTTTTAAGTAATCCTTTGTACATACAAGCACCGGCTGCAGCATGTTTTTGTATGTATTGAAACAAATTGTCAAAACCTTCATGGGTTTTTTCTATTTGGTGGTGGTATGAAGTAACTTTTTTTACTAAAGGATAGGGGGCAATTCCTTTAGCATTAATTTCTTTTATTAAGCGTTGTTTGGCTTTAAGAAAAACAACTTCCATATTGGTCTCCTTATTTTTGGTTAAATATTTCCTGTCGGTCTATTCCAATTTTTTCGTCTGCTTCAAATGCAAGTTTAACTTGTTTATTGCCTAGAGAAGTAACTGTAACTTTACAAATAATATCATTATCTAAATGGATAATGACTGCTTCTTGTTTCTTTCTAGTTAATACTAAGTTGCTCATTTACTATAAACTTTACCAAAGTGGCCTTCTGCATCAAGAGGTAAATCTGGACACCAATCAGGTGGTTTCTTCATTATAGCGAGTATTTGGTCTAATGTCTCATTAGGATTGTCTTTTGAACCAATAGATATAATTTCATCGTGAACTGTAAGTACAACATCCAGGCCGCTAGTGTTATGAACAGTAAGAATTTGATCAGTAATAACTATACGAGCAAGTGCTTGAATAATGTTTTCACAAACCCTGGGGCCGTGTGTACGTATCATTGAGTCGTTTCTTCCTTTGTATAGAAACTCGCCATTTATATACTGTAATGAAGGATACTTTAAAAACATTCCGTTTGGTAGTTTTATAGCATTGTTACTTACAGACAGGGGACCGTAAACGTTACCAATCTGGTTTCTATCCATCATTGAAAACAGTAGCTGTTTGCATACAGACCAGAGCCTGGGAATGTTATAGTAAGTTCCACGATATTGTTGAACAATTGAACGAGCTGTATCAATGTTTACGTCTACGGACGGTGACCCGGATGCAAGTGTGTACTGAAACTTTTCAGCACCCATGCCATATCCAAGTCCTAATATAGCTGTTTTACCTACATATCTTTCCAGCTTGTTGTCTTTTGTAATTGGTCGGTTATAAATTTGAGATGCAAATTGGCAATATACATCAGTGCCTCCAGCAAAAGCGTCAAGTAAATCTTCTTGTCGTGATAACCAAGCAAGCATGCGTGCCTCTATGTTAGATAAATCAGCAACATACAATAATTCATGGTCTTTGCATGTAATTGCATTACGTAGTTGAGACTCACGCGGGAGGTTTTGTAGGTTAATTTTCTCAGAACCACCAAACCTTCCCGTATGAGCTGCGTAATATCGTAAGGGAACGGAAAAAGAATCGTTTGGATTCACAGATTGAAGTAGCCTTTCGGCTCTTGTTTCTTCTAAACGTGATTTTACGGCTTCTCTTGCATCCCAGACATGTTTGTACTGTGGATACATATTACACATTTGAATATATGCAGAGTCTTTTTTTCCAAAAGCTGGAATCATTTTTCCAGTTGTTGGACTACGTTTTGTAGGAACTGTAATACCTAATTCCTCCAAAAAATTTGCAAATTTTTGCTGAGAGGCAAGTATTTCTCTTGTTGTGCCACTCGCTTCTATTTTTTGTGCTGTTTCGGCAGCTATCTGGTCTTTGTACGTGTACAAAAGGGCCCGGTCGAGTGTAAGTTTTGGTTCTACAAACATACGGACGGTAAGATCCATTAAATCAAATTCACTTTTAGGAAATTCGTGTCGCATTTTGTTAAAAATTGCGTACGTTAGATCTACGTCTTGTATGCAATAACCACCAATTTGTTCATCGAGCTGGGGATCTAGGTCGCGTATACCTTTTGCATTAACAAGTTCTTCTCCTTTACGCATACTGGGGTCGTCAGGGTATAAACGCTTGCATACATGTTTTAAAGAAGCTGATTCATTTGGAAACAAACCACGACTCATAGCTGCAGTGTCGTAGTAATATTTTGCATAAACACCGAACACCTGGGTCAAAATGTACGCGTCAAATAAAGTGTTGTGACATACAAGTGCGGCGTTGTCCCAGTCGATTTGTTCAAGAAATTCTTTTACTTCGTCTTCAGGGATCCAAACTGTGTCCTCATCATTTAATTTTACACCTACACCCCAGACTTTAAATTCATTGTCCTGCACATACTGCACAGTACTCATCTTACTGAGTGACAAACGCACATCATAATAAGTTTCAAAGTCGAGTGTAATTAAATTCATTTTCTGTCCTTGAATAACGTCATTAAGTCATTCCATCTATAAAATTTTTTTGTGACATTGTCGTAATGCCAGCCCGGGTGTTTGTGTTTGCCTTTGTATTTTGATTCGACAAACATATCTGCAGGGTATCCATGTAACATATAGTTCTCCAATGATTTGACAGAAACACCATAACCGGGATCAAAAACTGAACTGGCAATTAGTGTTTTATTTCTTTTCGGAGCTTGAGCCACTTTTCGTATTCGCCTTTCTTAGCGCGCTCCCAACCGACTTGCTTACTATGTATCATGTTGTAAGCAGTGCCCATTGATACATATTGAAACTCAATATATATAACGTCTTCTTTTGGGTAGGTATAGGGGTGTAGTCTATTCCTTTTGACATATACAAATGTTGACACAATTACTCCTTAATTGTAGTTGACTTTTAAAAAAAAGCCTTTATAAGAAAAGTATAGTCTATAATTATGTGGACTTCAAATAAGAGGAAACAATCATGGCAACTTATACTTCAGACGTAGTAGCTGGTAATTCATCTTTTAAACCTTTCCCTGGTGGTACTATGGGTGTTAGGTATTCAAAGTTTGAAGCTACCACTGCAATAGCTTTGAATGATGTTATTCAAATGGTTGACGTATTTGCTGGTGAAACTGTACATGGCGTAGTTATCAAAACTGATGACCTTGATACAGGTACAGCTCTAGTCCTTGATGTTGGCGACGACGGTGATACTGACAGAATCATTGATGGTTCTACAATCGGTCAAGCTGGTGGCGTAGACAAAGAAGACGCAGCTTTTGCACCACATGCGTATACTGCAGATAACACCATTGACATCTTAGTACAAGTCGCACCTGGCGGTGGCGGTACTGGTACTATTGAGATGTGGGCTTACGTATCGTAAACAAGTCACGTACGTGCGTTTTTGGCTGCTGAAGGCATACGTATCGCCCTTTAGGGCGTATACGGATGACGGAAGCGGGCCAAAAGCGCGGGTACTGCGAAGCTCCCAGTGATAAAATTAGCCCAATTTTTATGAATAAAGACAATATTCAGGGCGTCACACACATTTTATCTCGATTTCGCCACCTGAGAGCACGCAGCTTGTAGGACGAATATTGCCTTTAAAAAGGATTTGCGTCTATCCAATCGGGTTCACAAGTATTGCAGCATTCTGGGGTCCCACAATTTGTATGTATTTCTCTTTGTTTCCAATACATTTTCCTAATGTATTTACCCAAAGCAGCGTCATTAGGATATTCCATAACTAATTGATTAAGTTCTTTTAATCCTAAAAATTGATGTTCTTTGTCTTTAACTTTCATGTCCACCACTCTGGTTTTTTTCTCCCTTTTTCCCATTTTGCATAAGTTTTTTCATTAATACAGTAATTTCTATATGCTTTGACTGGATCTTCGTCTTTATATTCGTCAGGCATAGCCTGTGCAACAGGAGTCATAGCGTTTAAAGGTATATTTCCTGGCAGTTGTGATAAAGCAGCAAATAGTTTGTCTACACTTTTATGTGTTTTGTTATAACGAAAAGTGTATTCATCACCTAATGCAAGAAAATGTTTAAGTAACCAATAATAATTTTTATGGGTTTCCCTAGCCCAAATTGTACAAGGGTGATTCCAATAAGCTTTTTTGTATAAACCTACTTCGTCTGCATATTCATTCCCGTCTAGTTCTCTGTGTGCAGTACATAACATTTGAGCTGTCTCAAGAGGCATTTTAACTAACATTTTATCAGGTTGTGCTTGAGCTGCTTTTATTGGGCAAGTGTCAAAATAAAATATATTCATTAATCAAATCCGTAAAATTTTCTTGGTCCTTCTGGTATGTTATCCCAAATGTCTTTTGGCAGACGTTTACCATTATAGTAGTAAATTCTAGACCAGACATTATCATTTATAACACGTTGAGTTGATTTTCTAACGGTTGTATCCACGTTTATAAGCTCTTCTATGTAATTTAGAACTATATCTTTAAGTTCTATACGAGTAAGAAGCTTTTTGTTTGTAGTGTTATTGTATTTTTGGGCTAGGTTAAGCCGTTGTTCGTCCGTTAATTCTATAGAAATGTTTGTTTTCATATTATCTCCGTATTAAATGTATGGCATAGATCATAAGTCCAAGACTAAAGGTTGATTGTACAAGGGCCACGGCCCAGTGTAATGAGAATAAATTATTAAAAGTACCAAGTAAATGAAGAGTATATAAATCTTTTTTAAATACAAGGGTTGCTAAGTCTACACAAATTAGACTGATTATAAAAAGTAAACAGCCTAAAAAATTGATCAAACGTTGGTTAGAGAGGAAACACATCATAATTTACTCCTATTCATGACTATTCGTAAACATCTAGTTCTAATGGATTTGTCGGCCTTTTCGTTTCAGTCTTCAGAACCAACGTTTGTAATGCAGCCCACTACAGAACTAGTAGTAGCAGGCTACATATCAAAGAAAATACCCGAACTGAAGGTGCTCGGCGTTTATGTATTTTCTCTAATCATCAAAAAGATTAATTTGTATATCTATTTCTCCGTCATTTATATACAAATTGTATTGGGCTTCGCAAAAATTGGTATAGCGTTCTTGCAAATATTGGTAGAAATGCTTTTCATAAGCAGCAGACGTATTAAATTGAGCTTCGCCTGCTTCAGATCTTTCATCTGAATTGGCTAAGTACATATCTTCTATCCATATTTTATATGGTCTTACGTCTTCTTGAAGATATCTCTCATAAGATTTTTTAGGTTCTTCTTCCATATTAACTCCCTGTTTCATTTCTCCATTTTTGGTATAAAACCCCAAAAGTATTAGGGCTACCTTGTTGAAAATGTCTATATACTTCTACAAAACCATCTTCGTTTTCTGGTTGTATTATAGCACAAATAGAGTTTAAGATATTTTCATAGGCTTGTTTTTCTGCTTGTTCTATTGGAACACTTTCAAGTAAAGAAATTTTTAAAGTTTCATTTTGTATAAGTTCAGGGTGCGTAGCTAATATTTTTTCTACTATATGTACAGTTTCACCGTGTACATCTATAAGATGATCCATTATTTCTTGTTGTTCCATTCCCCATTCTTTAACTCTGCCCATTTTCTTTAGCCTGGTGAAGTGCATAAATTTCTTTAGCACGATTAATAAGAAGTTGAGAAATATTGGGATTTTTAGCAGAATCTGGATCACTAAAAGTAACTTCTCCTGTTTCCATGTCTTTCTCAAATAATATAGTTCCACGCCCCCAACCTAAAAGGACTGAACCTTTTCCGTTGACGCCATGAGTAACTTTTGATCCTGGATATTTAGCCAATTCTGAACCCTCCTGAGTCTTTACAAAACTCTATAAACTGTTTAAGATTTTCACGATCCCACGGATAACCCGTCATAAAATGAGGTTTTTCCTTTTTACCTTTACATGCATTGCATATAGTAGGTGTACCAGAATCGTCCATGTTTCTATAGCCAGTGCCTTCGCATATATCACATTCAACCATGCCAAGTTCTGCTAATGCTTTTTCACGCTCTTGTTCCCATTTTTGAAGATCACCATTTTTCATAGATTTTTCTAAACGTTTAGCAATCCTAACAGCTTTAGTTTTAGTAATTAAATGATAATCGTTGTAATTGCCCATTTCTGCGTCTTCAATTGTGACAATGTCTTCGCACATATTGCAAACATATTGCCAAAGTGGACGCCAATACCATACATTGTTGCGAAAATAATAACCAGGGTTATCGCGTTCAAATAATTGCCTTGCAGCAAAGTATTTTTCTTTTTCTTCAAAAGAAGGTGGTTCATCTCCGTCCCATTCTAAATCTGGGGCGTTTTCAAACTCTTTACGTTCTCCGTATAAATCAAAACCCATAATTAATCCCTCCAATTTGGTTTTACCGTTTGCCATTCTGGTTTTGGTATTTTATATTTATTTGTTTTTACAGTTAGTACTTCGTGTTCCATTGTTTTTTTCATAATAAATAAAACAATAGAAGCACATAAACCACCAAGCATTGCAGCAACCATGCCACTATAAGTGCCATAAAAGCACACCATAAGGGTTACAGTAATAGCAATGTCAACAAAAATGTCCGCGCCAATAGCTTTACGTCCGCCAGCTTTAAGCACTAGCAAAAGTAGACCGAACGCGCTCATAATTCCGATTAGCAACATCGTTTTTATCCCTCCACATTTTGATTAATTGATCGATTACAGCAAGTAACTCTATAAGTACAAGTAAAAATGCAGTTAATCCCGAAATGACTACAGTAGCTGAGCTCATTTGATTCTCCTTTCTTTTCTATTTTTGTTAACAAGGGTGTAGTTTTTAGCAACATAAGCTAAAAGTACGGTTTTAAGACCGAATAAGGTCATGAAAGTAACAGTCATAATAATCTCCATATTAAATATATTGTTACACTGATTGCAGCAACGATGCCCGCCATAGCAAACATATGGTGTATGCTTGCTGCAAGGGCGCCGAAACCAAGAAGAATTACTAAACCAGTAAGTACTGATACTGAGTAATCCTTAATAATTTGTTTACATTTTGATAATTTCACCATACGGTGCCTCCTCTGCATAAGTGGTTACCCATAAAACTGGAAAAGGCGGTTCGTCTCCGAAATCACTAGACTCTAAGTCGGTAAGATAGACGGCGGCTTTAACATTAGGGCAATGTTCCTTAATATAATCAAAAGCGGGATAGAACATAGTTCCACCACGACCTTTGTAAGTGACTTTAAGTGGTAAATCTTCACGGTTGTACTTGGTATATTCATTTACTTCAGTATCACACTGTAAAAAATGCACACTTTCAGGATTGAGATCATGAAGTATTGCGGTGGTTTCACTTGTAAACTGTGTTAGCTCGTCATCGCTAACTGAGCCAGAGGTGTCAACGATGACGGCTATTTCTTCTAACGCTGGGTTGTACAGCGACGGAAGATATAAACCTTGTGCAATAAACCTACGATTAGGTTTTATCCAACTGAAATCTGTATTGGTATTTGAACGAAAGAAGCGTGCTAGTACACCACGCCAGTCAACTTTGGGCTCAAGTATGTCAGCAACTAAAGATTCTAAATCACCAGATAATTTACCAGCACTACGTGCAGCCTCTGCTGCTTGTTGTATTGCAACATGGAAATCAGCTTCTACAGAGCCAGAAACTTCCTGGCCTGCAGAGATAGATGGATGATCCATTACACCACCACAGCCGCCTGGGTCGTCGTGGTTTTTAAGTAATACACCAAAGCCATCTTTTTCCTCACCTAAGTCGTCAGGCAATATGCTATATATTTCCTCAGTGGACATAGGTTTAGGAGTATCGTATTTGTCATCAATAAGTTCTGTTTCTGGAAGAATAAATCCTTCTTTTAACAGTGTATTGTTAATACGATAGTCAGCAGCGACGTTCCATTTGTGTGCATCACGGTTATTTCTACGTAACATGTGCAGCAGGGCAACATGCATTACTTCGTGGGCAACAAAACCTGTTTGCTGCACAGGTTTTAGTTTGTCAAACCACTTGGGGTTAACCAACAGTTTTACACCGTCGGTCGCACCAGTGGGTACTTGATCGGTTATTTCAGTCTTCAATCTCAGCGCCAGTGTGCCGAAGAATGGATGATCTAATAATAATCGACTACGTGCTTTTGTTATTTGTTCATGGCTCATGTTTATTTCCTTATGTTTTTCATCAACTTTGTAACTTGTTCTTTAGCCTTAACAAGATTAGTAATGTTTTCTTCATGCTTTGCTTGATATTCTAGTATGGCTGTATCAATAATTGCACCATAAAACATTCCAGTTAATTTTTTATATCTATTTAAAAAAGAAACAGTGTCAGCGCTTAGCCTTATTGTTGTAGCTCCTTTTTTATTCATTCCAGTGCTCATAATTCATCATTCCTGTATTTTTAAGTAAAGTGCCCTCTCCTTGGGTATTGCATAAAGATCATAGTTATATAATCTCCATTCACGATCCGCGGTTCGGGGTGCAGTAACTTGGCCCGCTTTGGGGTTTTGATACCACAGTTGTTTTAAACGATTTAAAGCAATATCTTCGTTTTCTGTTTTGTCGTCAATAGCTTGGAGCCTTTCTACAAATTCCCAATAACTATTGCCTCGGTTTGAGTCAAGTAAACAACTTCTAAAAGGAGCCCATTGGTTAGCGTCACGTTCATCAGTTATGTGTCCTTTATCAATAAGGTCTTGTCCTTTTAGATAGTTGGGTTCTTCTGTCCAACGTCTAACGTATATATTACGATGAGAAGTAATTTTAGAAACTTCACATCGTAAATAACTCTGTGAGTAATGTTGGATAATAGAATCACCAACTTTCAGAAAATTTCCAAGTTTCATTTTTGAAGTGTAACTAAAAGAAACAGGATACAAGTCTATGTTTCTAACTTGGTCATGCACATTCTTTTGCACACTGTCAAAAAGAAAGCCAGCTCGTTGATACGGCACACCCATATTTTGACAATGCCTGGATTCAATATTGTCATATCTATGAATTAACTGACTTCCATCTAAAGCAGTGCTATTAAGCACATATCCTTGTATTAAGCCCATTAGTCGTCTCCCAACAGTGAAGCTGTCAATATAGTTTTGTTAAGGTTTTGCTCAACAGGCTTAACTTTAGAACGCTGTTGCTGTTCTTTACGTTTACGCTGTTGTTTTTCATGCACTTTAGAGATCTTGTCTTGTGGAACAAGTTTAGAAAGAGCTGGCCAAGCCTTGAGAGCTTGATTAAGAGTTGTAAACTGAAGAAGAGTTTCATCAACTTTTTCAGAATCTATATACTTTTTAGAATAACGATAAGATTCATCTTGATGGTTCTTCTTAATTTTCTCTATGTACTCTTTTGCTGCGTCAGGTATATCAACAC